CCCAAGACATATTTCCAAGGTATACACATATCTGCTGAATCTGCTCCTGATAAATAATCGTACCATAAGATTCTTTGGTATAATCATAATACAAAGTATCTTTTGCCTGTTCTATGTTATGCTTATTACTTGCATAACTTTCAGGCATGTGCAGCATTAAAGGCCCGGGCCTGTTCATAGCATTCGTGGCTATTATATCATCAAAGCAATCACAGTCTATTTCTCTCAGTATATCCTGCGGAGTACGCCTGTCAAACTGAAATATAGCTTCAGTTTCTCCATTATGGAAAGCTTTTATTATTTCAGGATCTTTTACTACTTCATCATAATTAACAGTAACACCTGTTTCTTCTCTAAGCTCACCTATTTCTTCCATAGTATTAAGCCCAAGCATATCAAACTTGACTACATGTATATTCTCCATATCATTCAGGTCATAGTTAGCATAGATATTACCATCCTTATCAGTCCTGAGTGCAGTATAGTCAAGTATATTGCCACCAGTAACAGCAACCCCGGCAGCATGTGTGCCAATATATTTAACTTTAAGGTACAATTTAGAAAAATGCGTAACTATGTTATCATATTCTTTATTATACATAACTGTTTCAGGATCAGATAAAAGGTATGCCTCGTCCAAATGCCCTTCATCATCAATATATCTGTTACAGAGGGATTTAATTTTCTTTATCTCAGTTTTATTTTTCTGTTTCTCAACATCATCTGTATCTTTGTCTATAGGTAAACCGCAAACTTTTGCAAGGTCATTTATAAGATTATCAACCTTATATAATCCATAAGAAGCTATCCTTGCAGTTTTGCCTTGATACTTATTTATGACATATTCTATCACTTCCTGCCTACGGTCTGTCTGGAAGTCTAAATCTATATCAGGAGTTTTCTTCTTGTCCTTCCGTAAGAACCTCCTGAAGTCCAAGCCAAACAGTAAGCTATCAACTTCAGTGATACCTAAAGCATAAGCTACAAGGCAGTTACAAGCTGATCCTCTCCCAGGGCCTACAACTATACCGTTTGATTTAGCCCAATTAACATAATCGGAAACTATCAGGAAATAGTCATGGAATCCAAGTTCTTTAATTACTTCGTATTCTTCCTTTACTCTTTGCTTATAGTTATCTGTCCATTTCCCTCTGCTCTGTAAACCTTGTTTGATTTTCTGCTTAAGCAGTTTTTCTGAATCATCTGAATATTTTGGAAGGATTTCTGTAAAATCTGAGAATATATCAGGATCAACTTTATCCTCTATCTCCTTAAGGGCTTCTATCATACCCCTAGAACGCTCTCTGATGCCCCTAAAATCGCTTTTATGCATTTCAACGAACCTTTGTACCATTTCATCATCAGAGGGCATATATCGCTCCTTATAAGTGTTCTCAATGTCCTCTAAATCATGTCCAGCTATCTCATGCATTTTAAGGTAAGTAGGAAAATCTTCTTTCCTGCCCCTATGGGAATCAGAAGTAAGAATACATTTAATCCCAAGTTTATCAGCTATTTTAACATTCTCTATGTTTACTTTTTCCTGCAATCCTGCTTCAGATATTTTATAAGGCTGAATCTCTATATAGAAATCATCCCCAAATATATCAAGCATTTTCTTATAATACTTAACGGCTTTATCTATATGACCATTCTTTATGCACTGGGAACTATAGGAAGCAACACAGGCAGAAGTACAGATTAAATCATCATGGTATTGTTCCAGAAGTTTAAAAGTCCATATAGGATTATAATACTTCTGTTTATCACCTTCATACTGTAAAGCATTCAGGTTATGGTAGCCTTTGGCAGTTTTAGCAAACAAACACAAATGGTAGCCTCTTGTCTGCTCTTTATACACAGGAAGGAAATAACCTTCAACTCCAAGGACAGGCTTTATCCCGGCATCCATACACCCTTTATAATGCTGCACAAGGCCATTTGTATTACCATGATCCGATATGCCTAAAGCTGTATGTCCCAGTTCTTTTGCAAGTTCAGCAAGTTCTTTTGATCTTCCAAAACCATCATAAGCACTAAACATTGTGTGTCTATGTAGATCCATTATTCTTCCTCTTCTAACCCTTCTAAATATATTTCAATGAGTTTAGCAACATTCCCCAAAGCTAAGTTCCACCACATTTCAGCTATTGATGGGCTTTCATTCGTTTCCATGTTTTCAACATCATTTTTTATGCTTTCTAAATATCTCTCAACAATTTCTCTGGTTTCTTTGTTCATAACATCATCCAAGTAGCCTGATTTGATTTTACCACAAAATATAAGAGCTGTTCCTTCTTTGGAAAGCAAGCTACAACTACAGGCTACTTGGACAACATTTTATTTTTCCTGATAATACTTTATGACTTCTTCAGTCATTTTCAAGCCCAGGATTTCTTCTTTTGTCCTATGCCTTGTTTTAGCAGCTTTATCAACAAAATCCCTAACATCCTGATTTGTCAGATAAGCTCCATAAGCCTGTTGTTTATCCATCCTTTCCTCCTTGCATATAAATGTAAATTTTATCCCTCATTACATTTATCTGCTCATCCTCAAAGTTTGGATCCTGATAAAGCTCTTTGGATTTATTGTCGGCATAAGTACAATACCATAAAGCCTTTTCCAGATCCTCAGAACCATTTTTGTTTTTATATCTCCACAAATATTTAAAGGCATTGCCTTTGCAAAAATGAATTACAGCTTCTTTGCCTAAAGCTATTTCCATTGCATCTATGCATTCCATACTACAGGCTTTCTCATAATGCCTTGGATGGTTTACATTATCTTTGGAATACTTTTTAATGCTTTCAGGAGCTTCCTGACCATTAAGTAATTCTTCTTTTAGCATTTTACTTCCCCTTCCCATTTCTCCTATCAAATCAATCTGTATATTCGTCAATAAATGAATCTGCCGTATCTTTCAAAAACTGCACAATCAATGCTTCTTCTTTTGGAGCAAATTCAATATCACTATGACTTGTCAGCCACTCTGTTTGATAACAATTAAATTCATTTATTATACCTTTAATTATTATATCTACCGTTACACTTTTCATGTTATTCTCCTGTTATTTCTTTTATATACGGTAAATGTTCCAGATATTTTACAAAAGCGTTCCATTCATCAAGCTTATGACCAGAACGTTGATGAATTATATTAACTACATTCTCATAATTCATAGTAATAGTACGTTTTTGATTATAGCTAGATGGAAGTAACTGTATTATTTGCCACCAATACTTTTTATCTTTTGTTTCCAGATACTTTTCACGACAAATATTAAGGACTGGAATAATGTACTCAATTAAAAAGTGTTGCGGCTGAACTTTTGTCGAACAGTCTTTGCCCCACCGAAATTCAAACAAGTCACACCCTACATTTAGCAACTGTTCCCAACTAAAATCATTCAGCTCAAATTCCTTTTTATGAATAGTGTGCATTGTTGAACATGAATTAGCAACCGTACCAATTTTATATGTATCAAATTCCTTCCACCAGTATAAAGGTGCTGTTACATCCATTGATACAAATATTTGCCTTAAATATTTCCTATGCTCTGCTCCTGCTCTATAAAGCTTTTGCATTAACTCTAAATCATTTTCACCTACATAAGGGGTATTATCTTCTAATATACAAATAGGCGTATCACTCTTATCCCAACTGTTCATAGGGTTGCGAAGTCCTCGGATTGCTCCTTCAAAATTAAATACTTCAACATATCCCACTCTTATCATACTTTTTTACCTCAAACCTTCCATATTGATTACCAATAAATTTCTGTAAACCGTTTTCAAATGAATGTAATGTATTGTAACTATAAGTACACCACTCTAAGTTCTCCACTCTGTTATCATTTTTAATACCATTCTTATGATTAACACACGGTAAATCATTTGGGTTTGGAATAAAGCACTTTGCTATAACTCTATGTGACTGCTCTATATTATTATCACCTGTGTTTATCCATAAATACTCGTTGTTATCTGTTCTTTGTTTCATTATTTTACAATTTCGGATGGTAATAAACTGCCCTGTTGAAAAAACTAATATACCTTTATACAATGCAACATTATCTAATTTTAAGTTATTGACTTTACAACATTCTTTTATTTTTCTAATTTTTCTATAACTTAATTCCAAAATAGCGTCAAATTCTGTTGCAACTGTTATATAAGGTTTTGAATGTAACTCATATCCATATTTGTTCTTATGATAACCTTTATTTTGATAATGATTGAATAGATATTTTAACAACTCTAATTCTATTCCTCGAATAGCGTGTTCAAATCCCCATACAGATTTATTTTCTATTTCAATCATTTTTTGTTCGCCTCCTCGTCACAAGGAATTGAATAAATTTCTTCCTCGTTAAAGTTGTGGATCTTTCCACAGAACTCCACACCATATAACAATCTTGCTGAATCAGCTTTTATATTCTTAATAATACCTTCCACAAGCACTTTCTGGCCTACATCATATTTGGTATTCATTCCTTACCCTCACTTTCCTGTGTCTGCCAATATGTATAAACCGCTTTACCATCAACACAATACTTTGTCGGCAAACAGATAACCCAATACTCAACAGGAATCCTTATCCTTCCTTCAGTTGCATAATCAAGATTTGCATACAAGCCTATTCCCAAATATCCCATTAGGTTTTTATTTTGGTCATAAACAGGCTGACCGATTGAAAAAGTTTTTTCTGCTCCATTCGTTTCATACGCAACCATAAATCCATTGAGATATTTACGCACCACACCAGCAGGATATTTTGTATCAACATTTTCATCTTTATAATGATCTATAAATCTATCCATTTTGCAGAATCTCCATGGCTTCTTCAAAATCTTCCATGCTTACACCTCTGTCGATTACATCATCTATAGCAGAACTTATTACACGGTTAATATCTGATAACGTTACTACCATTTCTGCATCTGTGTCATTTTTAAAGATAGAAGTATACTCAGAAGAAGAAAAAGATTTCTCTTCCAGGCGTGATCTTATTGACTCCAATAATTCTACTACTTTTTCTTTTTCCATTTTTTTCTCCTTTTGCGTTTAAAGGGGAGAAATTAATCTCCCCTTTCCTGATATTAATCAATCCTCCCAATCATCATCCTCATCATCTTCAGGCTTGTTCATGGCATCATCATCCCAATCATCATGTGCTGCATCATCTTCCTCAAGAAGGTTGATATAATACTTAGCTGGCATCTTAGGCTCACATTCTATATCACGCTTCTCACAGAGCTTATAAAGCTCCTTTGCAGACATATCAGAATAATTCTGAGTATCATCATCCTCTTCTTCCTCTTTTACCTTCTTAGGCTTCGTAGAAGCTTTCTTTGATTCCTTGGTTTCCTTCGGAGCATGTTCATCAGGATAAGCTTCATCAAGCACCTTTAAAAATGCCTCATAAGAAAGGGGTTTTGCTTTGCTGTTCCTTAACTTCTCCTTATCCATGGGGATAACAGTGTATGATGTACTCTGCTGCTTTCCTACCCTTGATACCACATAATCACGATCTTTTAACGTTCCAAATGTTTCGTACATAGCAGCAACAGAACTAAGGGGAGTACACTGGTTCATAGCATACATGAACACTTTAACTTCTGCTGCATCATAATCCCACACACACCATGCATAAAGGGATCTTGTTCTCAAACCTTCTTCATCACAATACTGGCACTCCCTGTCAAATAACTCCTGACAAGGCACATTGATATTAAGTTCATAGCTGTCATGGAAAGGAATCTCCCACCCCTCTTCCATATCCTGAAGGAAACGTATACGCTTCTTTTCTCCATCCTTCACATAGAAGAATTTACTTCTGCTTGAACTTGCTTTCTGGGCATCCTGTTTAATCTTGTCTAATAAACCCATTTTTTAAACCTCCTTTTACTTCTTCCATTGTTTTATTATACATTTTATCAAAAAGGCGTTGATCCATTTCACCGGGATCTTTTATGCCTTTTAAATACTTGAAACGTACTACATTTGGAAATATGGTTTTCAAATACTCAGTACCTTTTTTGCCACATTTATCATTATCCAGAGCTGATATAACACATTTTATATTTGACTTCTTCAGCTTCTGTTCCTGTTCATGTGACATTTTCCAACCTAAAATAGCTGCTACATTATCCACACCATATTGTATGAACTTCAACCTGTCCATATATCCTTCAACAATAAAGACATAATTACAATTACTATAATCTCCTACAAGTGTTGTAGCTCTGCTGAAACCTGTATTATATAAATACTTACGCTTCTTTGCTATTTCAGGATTATCAGTCCTACATACCCATCCTTTAAACTCCCCATTATCAAGCATGGGGAATATTATGGGATAATTATTGTTATACGTTACTTTAGCTTTAACTTTATTCAATGTTTCAGGATCAAAACCTCTTTGTGCCATATAATCCCTGGCCCTAACAACTTCTGAAGATATATCATTTACCCAATCAACAGAACTAAGACCATAATAATAATCCCAGGATATATCATAAAGCTCTTCATTTGTTTTATTATGTTTTTTATACCTCTTAGGCACTATATCCTTAACTTTCTTTGATTTAAGAATACGAAAATATTTCCGCATTGCCTGTAGATCATTTAGTTTTGGATTAAGCAGCCTTACAAAATCAGCAGCATTACCATGTACTCCGCAGCCAAAACAATAAAAACTGCCATTATCATAATAAATACTCATACTGGGATTAATATCTTCGTGGAAAGGACACACAATTTCTGTCTCTGTCCCATAGCCATAATACGTTAATACTTTTGCTAGTTCTTCTCCCCCTGACTTGAATGTATATGATTTGCCAACTTCAACTTTCTGCATCCTCTTGTCTTTCCAGTTCTGAGATTTTAACATACTCAGACTTTACTTCAACTTTATAACAATCTGCCAGATCATCCATGGTTATATCTCCCATATCCGATAACTGATCTAATTTCTTCTTGTTTACCTTTTTATCTACAGATAAATATTCAGCAAACTTCTTGGGATTGACACCACAAGATTTCAGGTATTCTATCAAACCATCATAGTCTGATATGGTATAAGTTTTATCTATAAACTGCTTTAATAAGTTTTTGTCCACCTTTTCCTGTAACTTGTCTATATCCCAATTAATAGTAGTTGTAACTACAGGGACAAATTTGAAAAAACCCTGTTTTGAATTAACGCCATAAGAGGTTATGTTCTCTTTTTCGGTGTATTTCTTTATCTCAGAAAATATCTGCTTCTTTCTCTCTTTATATTCCTGCTCAAAAGCATCATGCTTTTTATTAAGTTCATAAAGCTCAATACTGAGCTTGGTTATTTTACTTTTCGTAGGTAACAGATACAGCTCTCCCATATTTATATCCTTTCAGCATATTGTACACAGCCTTGGGCCACCTTGTTCCTTTCCTAACCCAAAGAATTTTATCATAGTCTACTGTAAACTCCCAATCATATTCT